TTTCTTCAAGCCATCTCCTGACTATCTTAGAATTATTATTCATATCATATATTTCATCTTTTAAATATATACGCTCTATAATTTCTTCGGCTCCGGCTCCCGCGTCATCGGCATCGCCGACATCGGTAGCGTCGGCCTTAGCATTACTCTTAGCGGTCTTTTTGGGGATGAATCTCAAATCACGAGGCTTATTCGTCATCTTTTTCTCTGCATATTTTTTCTTAAATCCTATTAACTCAAGGCGATCTGCATTTTTTAAATCAATATCTTCATTAAAGCTATCATCCAGCTTTTTCAAGCAACAGCCATTTAAAAACTTGTGTATTTTTACATAATTTACATCAGGCATATATATCAATGATTGTATATATTGCTCCCTACATAAGCTGAATTCCTTCCCGCACTCCTTATTTTTTAATAAACTGCGTAATTTATCTTTTTCTATTTTTCCCTTCTGCTCCTTCTTTTTCTCCCGACAAATATCATCTTTCTTTTTCATTCTCTCAAGATTTTCCGAATAATATTTTTCAATTACTTCGTAAGTCATTTTAAACATATTATCGGTTTGTATCAAAAACTCATTATTACTATTAGTTATCAAATAATCAGCTGCAACCTCTATGATATATGACATAACACCGCGATCTCCCTTTTTATTATTTTTATTAAGAGGCGAACCGCAGTTATCCCAATAACTCAAGAAATTACCATTCAAATAATCAACATCTATGAATATCGTATCATTCAATATCTTATCTTGCAGGTTTATTATACAATACGCCAAGGCATTTAAAAACATATCATTAAACTCATCAGACCATATTTTATTATAAGATACTATAACATTCTCCACATTATCATCAATATCCGAAAAAGGTTTATCTCTATTATTTATTAATGCTAATATAGATTTGGGCGATAATTTATCCAAATAATTAAGCATCTCTTCGCTTATTTCCAAGTTATTATCTTGAAACGCCTTAATATACATATCGCGTCTCTTTGATATACTGCGATTATACTTGAACAGCTCGCTACATAATGCATCATAATCAAACTCAATATTCGCAGATTTACCAATATTATTCAAGATATTCAACATATTCTCCAAACTATCTATAAATCCCAGCTCATTCTTATAATTAATATTAGTTATATATTTATCTATATCACGACTACTTAACTCATTATATCCTATAATATATCCTATATCTTCAAGACCTTCAGGACCTCCAGGACCTCCGAAGCCTCCAGGACCTCCATGACCTCCGATGTCTCCTGTTCCTTCTCCGGCATTAGCTGCATTAGCATCATCGATGGCGTCTTGAGTCTCAAACTCTATCATAGGGATTCCCTCGTTCTTGTCATTATAGTGACTATCTTTTATTTCTTTGTGTTCGCGATATGATATTACATATTGCTTGCCGTCCTTGTCATAGTCAAATATGTGATTTCGCGAATATTCATTCTCATTTCTGGCGATTTCGTACTTCTTTACAATGATCTCCTTCTTTTCGTGAGTCTTCAAGATACCATCTATAGATTGTATGGCCTCCAAGATATTGCTATTTTTCAAAGAACGCGTTATAATATCCAATATCTCTAAGATAACCGCGTTATCATCGGAGTTTCCAATACCCATAGTTTTTATAGTGTCAACTATATCATAGGTATTCAATTCATCCAATTGCTTTATTTTACCAGTCATTATATTATTCTCGCGATAGTCCTCCAAACTCATCTTATTTTTATCCAAAAAATCAATTACCTTTTCTGACAAGTTTAATAGCTGGATGCTCGTATTCAATTTATCAAAGAAAATTAGCTTCTTATTTATAATATCCGGCTTCTTAATTTTAACAGGCCTCGATAGATTCTTTCGCTCCTTATATTGCCCCATAACATCCGCGAGATAATCGCATAAAACGCTAAAATCCTCCTTATTAATAAAATCCAAGGATTTACCGAACTTATTCAAAACATTCTCTATGTTATAATAATCAAGCTCAAAGCTATCTTTGAGATACTCTATGATATTGTTAATATCCGGCTTGACGCCCTTTATTAAATCTCTGACATTTTCGCAATTTTCGGAAGATACATAATTGATATTTTTCGTCCTCGTTAAATGCGATGTTATCTTAGTATACAGGTAATCATTTATAACAGTCTTAGGTATTTTGTAATAAGCAGATATTATAGGGATATTCACATCATCCGCCGGGAATACTGGATAATATATGGGAAAATTCTTGTCTCGCGGTTCTATCGTGATATTTATCTTGGCTTCAGGCTTAAATCGCAGTTTCTCTGAATCATTATTGTATTTAATGCAAAAAAAATATTTTTCCTTCGCTATATCGTGATTTATTACTGTCTTCTTTTTCAAATTGTTAAAATTTGCAACTTCGGCCTTGTCCACGATACCATCACTATAATCCCTCTTTTCAGCATCGGCATCAAAAACATAATTATCGTAATTTTTCAATTTTCCACGATCGCCATCTATATCATTTATTATATCGTAAAAAAGAGTTGTTATATTATTTGCCTTCTTCTTATTCGCAAACAATTCAAACAAGCTGCTCTTTATTTCATCGCTGGACAATGCTATAAATGAAGGATTGTCTTTAATAATATCATCTATACTCATTATTTCAAGATATTCTATGTCCTCCAATTCTTCTTCCTCAAAAATATACTCATTGCCGTTGATATTAATTGACATATTATTTTTCCCTTTCTTTTAATATATAATAATATAAATTATGCTACATTATTATCAATTGCGAACTTATTCCATTTTGTCTTAATATCAACCAAATAACTGACAATTTCCTTGCATACTTTATCCATAAATGCGATAAACATATATTTGTCAGTAATATTATCAAGAGTTATCCTTATAATCATAGTAGATTTGAGAGGATGCGGGCAAATATAGCCTATGAACTTGCACGCCATATTATTGACAGTTTTCTTGTTCCTCACATAATTGTCGTGTACATACGATTGTATAATGTTTCCCAGCGTATCGTCTTCGTTATCAATGATAAACTCGTATGTCTCGGCGATATCTTGGAATTGCTGTATTTTTACGATTTCCGTCGTATTAATATTAACCAATTCGGTCATTAGATTATTCAGCTTGGCTATAACAATATCCAGCGATTTCGGGATTAAATATCTGGGCCCCATATTAACATTAATATGCTCTATGTCAAACTTGAACTTCGTAGGGTCGCCGTATTCATTCATATAATATGCCCGCTCTTTATCAAGTAGGCTCTCGTATTTCTTAGCTTCCTTGGGATCCTGGATATACGAAAAGTTTGATAGTGAAACCGGGTTAAACGATGCATTATCGCGCCCAGTTCTTTTGACAATATTCGCCTTTAAATGTAGATGTTCGCCAGGTCTCAATCTCGTAATCAAGATATTGTGCTTTGATACCTTGTTTGGCGGAAATAACTCTCTCAGTTTCTTCTCGGTAATTTCTACATCATTGAAGGTTGCCTTGAAATCCGAGGTTCGCACATCAATGCTCTTATTCGTAGTATTATTAACATTCAATTCGATGACAAGCGAATTATCCTCGTAATTCTCAATTTCGTCGGCAGTCATACATATAGGAATTAGCCCAATGCGATGTATAATAAACTCGTCGTGTAATGCTCCAGTATTAGTAATGACGCTAACAGTAGGCTCTTCCTTCTCCAGCTTTTCTCCGATTGCTCCCAAGTTTGGAATATCCGTCATAATAATCCTTCGCATACCATTGACAATCGCCAAGTCAATATCGTGAATATCAAAGCTGTGATTATTTGAAGGGTCGGCCGAATCAAACTTATAATTGTAAAACATTCTATTAATATATAGTTTATTATATTTTTATCTTATATATCAATTTTTTAAAATAAAAAAATAAAGAATAAAGAAAACATAAATCGCATTATCGCATAATCGCATAATCGCATTATCGCATAATCACATTATAATCTATTTATTCCTTATTTTTAGGATTCTTCTTCCCCTGCCCTATCTTGTTTATGTCCCTTACCAACTTTATAATATTCTTCGCATATACCAAGATTTCCTTATCATCAATATCATCAGGCATATTCTGAATACGATCCTTGAAAACGCTGGAGAATGCAGTTTGCGCCTTAGTCTCTCCCTTTCCTATCTGCTTTAACTCATTTTCCAACTCTATAATATTCTTAGTAATCTTAGAATATGCAAGGATTTCCTTATCATCAAGATTATTCGGCATGTCCCGTATGCGTTCCTTGAAAATAACCGATAGAGCTGATTGTTCGGTCGTAGTAGCAATAGCCGTTGTCATTTTTCTTAAAGAAGACAGAAATGCGAGTGGCGCAAGCGGCGCAAGTAGCACAAGTAGCACAAGTAGCACGAGTAGCACGAGCGGTACGAGCTTTCTTTGTATAAGACTTTGATATACTCCGAGCGTAGCGGCGTAATAATTATTATATGCCGTTTTTATCAATTTTTACTATTTTTGTACAATAATAGACCTATTTATTACCAGAAAAAGAAAGAAAATATAAAAATAATATGAAATTATACCTTCGTATTTTTTTCATATATTATGATGTATACTATTAGGATTATCATAAGTATCATAGGTATTATTGATAGTATTGTAACAATCCAGCTCCATATATAGCATTCTCCTTTTGTTAAACAAGTTATATTGTAAGCCGTCAATAATATGACAAGCAGATATACAAAATACGCTATTAAATATAATCCAGGGCCTTCCAAATACACATTCAATGCAAGAGATATTATAGTAAGTATAAAACTAACTGCAATATACACCCATCCCTGTGTGGAAAAATAGTCCGACATATATCCTTATCTATCTATTATTATTAAGATATATATATTTTTTGACATCCGGACATCCCTCGGGATATCCCCCAGGATATCTATGAAATCAGGGTGTTCATAATTGCGAAACACATCGATGTTCGAGATTGCATTTCATTAATCGGATTGGTTGCAAAGAACTGAATAAGCGTCTTGATATTTTTGACATCATTACATTGACACAAATAGTAATAAATGTTAGAGCTTGTAATAAGCTTCTTGTTGAATGTGGTGATTTGTAGATTTCTCAGCTGCGCCAAGTGATACTGAATAATTGGCGCAAATTGCTTGTCCATCTCCTTATTCATCTTGTATCTCTTATAAGCCGGGTTATATGTCGTACTGGATTTATAATAGCTGTAGAGGCTATCCTTGATTGTTGAGATAATCGTATGTACGAGATATGTTGGGTCAATCTGTCTCCCGTTATTATCAATAGGAATCTGGATATTCGGGTTATATGTCGCAATGTAATCCTTAATAGTATAATTCTGCTTATTTTTCATATAGACGCTAAGAATATTCATCCATACATTAGGGTGACACGGATCAGTCTCTTCGCGATAGTTAATATACATCGAGGATATCTTGTATAGCCGCGAAAAGTTCTCCCCATCTACCTTTTTCTTGATAATCAATCCGTAGCTTTTATTCTCGTTAATATAGGCATTGGCCTTATTGATATCTGCGAAATATGCAGGATATTTTACACCCAAATTAAAGAGCTCTTGGATAGCAGACAGATTAATATCATACTCTTCCAGCGTAATTCGGTTTTTCGTATTGATATGCACGAGCTCCTTATAATTCTCTCCAAGCACATCAGTATAATCAATGATATGCTTGTTATCATAGTGAATCAAGACAAACTCATAAGCGTGTTCAGGATTCAAATTGGACGCGAACATAGCCCGCAGAGTCTCTCCGACATCATCCGGCGGAATGCGCGAAAGCATTTCAGCGGTTTCCGGAGATTTACTATAAAATCCGTATAGTACCTCGTCAAACATCTTGCCGTGCGATTTCGTAGGATGCGAGAACTTTGAACTATTCGCATCAGGACAGCTTGAGGTTCCAAAATACCACTGATTCTTATAATTATATACAGTAATAATAGTTCCATCATAAGCCTCATAACATCTGTCGGTATCGCTGTAATTCGCCGAAATATATTCCTCATACCCGATTCTGCGCGGAATAGAATTTGCATAAGTAACGACAACATTATTATTACAAGAGAGAGTAAAATCCAATACGATACTCCGACATTGCTCATAAAGCTCCTTATATTCGCAAATATCACTCATCTTGTAATTAGTGTGAAGGAGAACAATATCATCGTTATCTTTGAACTTCTTAACCTTGATGTTCGGCCAGAAATGATATTTTTTCAGCGTATTAATCAGAGTATTTGCATAAGTAGTATTGCCTTCGTAATTACTGTAAGTTTTTTCAATTAATTGAGTGAGATTAGTAGGGGGGACATTGGACGAAGGCATATCACTGTTCATAATAATACTTTGTTAAAATATATATTTAATTGTTTATATCAATTTTTATAAAATTATGATGTAAATCATGAAGTTAAATTATAAAAGCCAGCTCGCGCCAGTCATATAATAAGACATAATTGAAAAAACATCCTTCTTTTTAATATTTTTATATAGTAGTATATGTACTAATCATGGCTAAAAAAATAGCTAAAAAAATAGTAAATAAAAAGAAGAGGGGAGGCGAAGGCGAACATAATGATGTTGGAATATATGAATTTGATAATGATGTTGATATTAACTTTTTTTCAGATTTAGAAGGTAATATGCCTCAAGAAATTGAGGAATTAACTGGAATTAATGAAAATGGGATTATTAAACCTTTAGCTAATAATCGCGTATTAGTTTTTACAGGCGACTTGATAGACCGCGGCGAAATGTCTATTCGCAATTTAAAAAGTATGCTCAAATTAAAACAAAATTATCCATACAATGTTATATTAGCATGTGGAAATAGGGATCTAAATAAAATAAGATGCGTAAAAGAGTTTTGGATTGCTGAAATATTTACTATATTGAAAGATGAGAATAATATGGATAAATCTATAGAATATATATTTAATATCATTAAAAAATCCTACAAAGAAGATAAAACAAAATTTAACTTTAAATATTTAGCAAAAGATATTAAAGCAGATATAAATATACACGGTATATATATCAAAAAAGATTTTGAAGAAGAATATTCTGACGAATTAGTAAAAAGAGTTAATTTTATATATAAAAATACTTATGGTGCACAAAAACAGATAGAATTTTTTAAAAGCGAATTTTTAAAATTATTTAACTTTGAACCCAATATATTTAAGGATGACGATGCTAAACTCGATGATGATTATGCTAACCCCTATATATGCTTATTTATAGCTATGATGAATATGATTATGGGAAATATATGGGGGGATGATGTTAAAATACCTAAAGTATTTATAGAATATAAAGGTTTATATATAGAATATTTAAAAAAATGTCATATTATGGCAAAAATTACTATAGGCGATAAATTTATTTTTGCATCCCATTCTGGTGTGCCTTTTAACAATAATATGTTTATGATACCTTCTACAATAGGATTTGAACCACAAAATAAAACTTTACATATAAATATAAAAAATATAAAGATATTAAATAGGGAGTTTGCTAATTTTTTAATTAATTTTTGCAATTATTATAATTATGTCATATCAGAAAAAGTGCCAATAAATTATAAAAAGGGATTAAAGGAAATGGAATTACATAAAATGAAATTATTAAAAACTTCAGAGATTGATTATAAAAATTATATAGCTATATCTGCCGCATGTTTAAATCATTGTGATAATTATTATACATATTATCCACACGAACATAGTAATTCTATAAATTCAAGCTTTTCACCTATTGTAACAATAAATTCATTAGATGATAAAGGTCCGTTAAAATACAAGAATATCCCGATTATTTTAGACAGCGAGTATGATAAATTTAAAAAAATATATAATATATTCGGTCATCAACCTGCCGGATTATTACCGAGCTTTAGCACAGCAGAAAACAAAGAAAAAATGCAAAAAACATTTCATATTGATTTGGATATATCAAGAGCGGAGAATATGGATAAATCAAACACAGATTCATATGTTTACCTTCAAATAACCGCCGATGATGACAGATTTATTGGAAAAACAATAGTTGCGATGAGAGATGTATATGAACTTTCCTTGCACGATGATAATAAACTTCGCGGCATAATAAAAACAGATAAAATTACTATACCTCATGAGCCTCCTGCATCTGATAAGACTTCTTATAATGTTACTTTAGATGATGAAAAACCGCAGCTATATCATACGATTATAAAAGAATACAATACAACTACTAAAGCCACTGTGATTGACGATATAGGCGACCAGGCAACGATAGAGCAAGATATATCTTACCCTGTTATATTACATTCTATAGATGGCCAACAATATTATGGTATGTGTAGTCAAAATTTTCATTTATTAACATATTATAATACAGAACAAATAGTGACAGGTGGAAGAAGTAATAAATATAAGAAATCTGAAAAGAGGTTTATTAATGGTAAAAGAAAAATGGTAATATATACGGGGAAACGCGGGGGCGAATATGTTAAAGTAAAAGGCGCATTTATATCTTTAGTAAAATATAAAAAAATTATAAGTAAAGCTGTTAAAAAAGCTAAATAGTTTTTTCTTATTCTTATTGACTCTTAACAATAATAGAAGTATAAATATATTGCTGTCATTATTAGAAATACCGTATATATTCTATACAAAGTCCTGTCATCTATATAATTATTTGTACCCAAATAAGCTCCTGCAGTTCCACCAAGGATACTTCCAGTAGCTACTATAATAGCCGCATTAAAATCTAAAAATCCATGCTGATAATATAGATATAATCCAGGCAATGCGTTAGGTATCGTATTTAAGAAAAGAGATATCGCGACAGCTTGCTGAAAAGAAAAATCATAATAAACTAATAAAGGCAATAGCAATATGCCGCCACCAATACCTATCAACCCAATAATAACCCCAATTATTACTGAGCCAATAAACAACTCTATAAGCATCTATATAATTATTTAGAAATTTATAATAATGCACGCACTTACAAGCATAAATCCAATAAATAAAATATGTGAAGCAAATAAAATATAAATATATAAATAGATACAATAAATATTATGGCTGCTTCTAATAAAGCTCTGAGAAAGTTGCAGAATTTTTTAACTGAGGAAATCATTTTATTGTTTGATAATTATAAAGATTATAATAGTTTAAATAAATATGATAGTACTGATAATACAGAAAAAAAGTCTGTAATTAATAATTATATTGAATATCTTAAAAATATTCAAGGTAATAAAAAATATAAAACTATTTTTGATACGCATTATGCCGATAGTGATAATATTGATTCATTAAAAGCAATCATGTTAGATGATCTAGTAAAGCATGAAGAAAAACAAATTTTAAATAGAGAGGAAGAGATAAATAGAGAGGAGATATGGCGCAAACGACGACAAGAGGAAGCTTTTGCGAATGAAGTTAGGGAGAGATTGAGAAATAGTGATTTGTGGTGGAAGCTACGGCAAGAGGAAGCGCATGTTAAGGTATTAAAGGATAATTTAGAAAATAGTGATATTAATATGCAGATAGCTAATATTACTCGTTATTTAAGTAAAACACGAATAAATAATGGTGGATATAAAAAAACATCAAATAGTAAAATAAATAGCAAAAAGGTCTCTAATAAACCTGTTGTGTCTCAAAAAAAGCATAGTATATATAAGGAGATTCTTGGGAAAAAAATGAAAATCTATAAAATGCCTGATTCTCAAAAGGAATATGTCAAATATAAAGGAGAATTACATCACATATCAGACTACAAAGACCTAATGAAACAAAAAGCAAAACCAAAAGCAAAATCCAATAAATAAAATATAAAAATATATATCCTAATCTAACCTTTCCTATCCTATCTTACGCCATCTTATATAATTTCTATTTTACTCCGAATCCTTATCCTTCTTCTTGTCAGTCTTAGCCTCCTTCTTGGCCTTCTTAGGCTTCACGGGCTTCTCATCTTCTTTTACTTCCACAACAGCCTCCTCAGCCTCCTCGGCTTCAGCGGGCTCGTCTTCGGCGTCTTCGGCATCAGCAGGCTCATCTTCGGGCTCCTCTTCGGCATCAACCGCAACCTCAAGAGTGGCCTTGTAAGCCTTCCACTCTTCGGCAAGCTTAGAGAACCTTTCGGTATTTGAAAGCTCGGGAAACTCTTCGCGAATCCTTTGCTGATTGTCCTTGATATACTGCTGATACTTTGTAAGAGGCTTCTTAGGCTTCTCATTACCATCCTCGTCAAGATTGTTCCTCTTCTTCTTCTTGGTATCCTTCTTCTTTTCGGCGATCTCAATCTTGTTATTCTTCTTCTTCTCCTTGAAATCCTTCTTGAACTGAGCGAAATGCTCATCCAAACCCTTAGAGGTGTTAATCTCATCAGGAATATTCTTCATATACTCCTTGAAGGCCATTCCGATAGTCTGGGCAGCAGCAGCGGACATTCTTCTGAAAGAGTTTCTGGATAAAACTTGGAAAGGCTTTTGAAAGTTTGATAGGCTGTTCTGTAGGCGGGCTTTAGCCGGGCTTTAGCTTTTGGCTTAGGCTTGCTTTGACTGCGATAGTAATAATTTAAATACATTTTGGTGTCAATTTTTATCTTAATAATCTCAAATTATAACAAATTTATTCCTATATTCCTATATTCCTATATTCCTATATCCCTATATTTATTATTATATTTGCGAAGGTTATTTATAGACTTGTTATATATTATCATTACCATTGTGATATTTAAAAAGACACTGGATATTTCTAAAATTTGAAAATTAAAATTTGAGTACATCTTTCTGTTTTTTCAAAAATTTCAAAAGTTTTTTAGAAATTACAAAATAAATCAAGAGATGTACTCAAATTATAAATTGAAAAAATAAAGATTTTTCAGTGTCTCAAGAACTGCTATGATAATCTAAGATTTAATATATAAAAATATGTAATATCTATAATATAGAAGCTTTGAGATTGTATTAGTAGCCTATTGTATATCTATGGAAAAAGTAAGAAAAATAAATGATTTGACTGATTATGTTTTACACCCCCCTTTGGATTCGTCGGCTATTTTTCGCCATCCGGTTTTTTATAGTACTTATCAAACCATACTTGGCCTACTACTTTTGAAGCCTGTTCTGATGTTAATTGGTTATTTACAATTTTCTCTCGCATCTCTAAAAAATATTCAAGGCTACTATATTCAAATCCCTCCTCTTTTGTAACCATAGCATATAACATAGGATATCTCTCTTCAAAAAATAAGATTCCCTCAATTGATTTTTTCATTTCATTCAATAGCTCCTCGTGGGATGAATGTTTAGCCTTGTTCTCTGTCATATACAATACAATATCTTGAACCATCGCTTTTATATCTGCAGTTTCCATACCATCTTTTACAAAATCAGCAACCTTTCTTCTCTTTCTTTCAGAACTTTCAGAACTCATATTATTTTAAATTAATTATCAATTTTATCTTTATATAATAATATCTATTTTATATATAGAATAATGAAAAAAGAATTAGAATATGCTGAATTAGATTATAGCCATAATGTTCCCGTCCCTCCTCAGCCAAAAAATGCCGGGTTATATACTGGCGATGTCTTATTTGACAAAAAACCCTGGGGCAATAGTTATAAAATGCCTCCAGCTGAACCTGATGCTGCTGTGTATGCCTCGCATTTTTATGCAAGCCATCACATACCCTCATATAATAGACCGGGAAATAATCACATAAATACCGATAAATATAAAAAATATACATCAGCCAATCGTAATGATAATTACAATTTCAGCTGTCACACAACAAATATAATATAAACGATTACAAGGCTCACGCCGCTCACGACGCTCCCAACCGATCTTGTAGCCTATACCGCGATATCTTGAGCTACAAGATTAGTTGGTTGGATTTTCTTAATAGTATCTTTGTGTTTAATCAAGAAAGTACAGATATACTTATATACCTCATCTACTTGTTCGAAAGATACGCCGCCCGTAATTAAGATGCTCCCACTCTCAAACAAAGCCCCTGTAACCTTTTTACAATCACCGATTTTTTCTCCTTTTCCTTTTCCATAGCATTTCTTGGGGCAATAACAAATACCATTCTTTTTTTCATTGCATTTATTCCAGAAATATTCTAACTTAACTCCCTGATATATTCCAGGCTGAAACGAACATTTGTTATTATATAGATCGCTGATAAATATATTGTGTATCTCGCGCCTCTTCAAGCCAAATGGAACCGCGAGAGAATCGTCGCAATAAACCTTGAAATCCGAGTTAATCATCCTAATCTTGAAGTTCTGATATTTCAATTTCAATTCATAATTATCCTCGCGGTTATTTATAATGTCCTTACTAATATCTTCATAGATATTCCTAATATTAGCAATGATATGATTGACAATAACGACAGTATCCTCTACAACCTTTATTCCAGTTATTTGAATATTGCCGTTCTTAAATATTTTCACATTCGGCATATATTTATCGTTCTTATATATAATTGTAACCTGGTTATCAAACCTATTTTTCTTCATCTTATTTTTCTTACTATTCCTCCTCTTCTTGGGATATGTCCCGCGATTTAAATCCTCGCCATCCTTCATATACTGCGCCCATACAATCCCGTCTGTATCATCCTTATCTATGATTACAATATTTTCAAACAGCATCTTCAAGTTTAAATTAATATCCTCGCCAATATTCGCATTACAAGTTATAGTAGAAACTCTATAATGCGAAAAGTTTATATCTTCGGCCTTCGCGGCAACAGAAACACTGCATTTATTATCAATACTCGTCATTCTTAATAGCAATAGTAATTTGGGTAATTCACAATATTTATTGTATCAATGTTCTTATATCATTTTTTGTTTTTCTTTGCCTCAATTTTATTATTCATATTATCTGTAATGTTTTTGAGATAGGATGTATTTACAATTTCATAATTGTAAGTAGTTGCTATCATAGGCGGTAGATTTAATAGGTGTGTTTTTTCATTCGTGTGATGACCTTTGCGAAACTCCTCAATATTCATAGGGCCATTAAAGATATCCAGCAAAAATCTTGAAGGCGCCGGGCGTATCGGGCGAGTACATCCAAAATGTTTGCTCAGCATCTGTATCAAGCTATTTATCTCCCATACTTTATCACTCCCACAATGTGAAGAGAAGTTATAAGCATTAGCGCATTCCAGCGAACAAAAGTTCCCGAACAATATATAAGTATTCGTAGTAATATTATATTTATAGGGCATCCCATAAATCCTGTCTTTAATAGCGTGACAACACCAATAGCAATTATTTGATGATTTAATAATATTATCATTATAATCTATGTTAGTATCTCTATCTCTATCATTATCTTCCTTAATCAAATTGTCCTGAATTGTATTATAAAAGTTAGTCTCATTTATATAACAACAGTTAGGCTCATATGGTGTAGGGGCTTCAAGTAATTCATCCGTAATACTTATTTTATTTATATCATTGTCGGATATAGGCAACTGCAATATAATATCCTCGTTTTCCACAAGTACTACATCTTTTACAATAGTATTCATTAAGCCCTTCTTCTTATCTATTGTAGATTTAACATCGCTGTTTTTACTTTTTCTCGGCATTTAATTATAAACGCTTATATTATTTATATGTATTTATATACTTTTTGGTATCACAAGACAATGCGACCTGCGACCTATGACCTACGACCTATTTGTTATTATCAAAGTAATCTTTGAAATATACTAATGTCTTTATTAACTCTTTATTAACATTATCAGATGGTTTTTCGGTGTTTTTTGTAAATGTTATCCCTGTCACTCCCGCACCGGCGGCTCCTGAGGCCTTGCTACCAATTATACATTTTTCTTTTATCTCTCTTATCTCTCCGTTGAGAGAGTTAATAGTATCTATTAAATATTTTATTATAAATACAAATACAATTATTATTATCAAAACAAATAAATCCATGATACTTTAATTATATCAAAGAATATAAAAATAATCGGCAGCTATGGACATTTAGCTGAACTTTAAGCCAGCGCCACCATTAAGGACAGTTAGGACATTTATTTCCATGACATATATAGTAATTTCAAAATTGACCGGATAGACCCTATTTAATAAATCATTATATGTTTTAGTAATATATGTATATTTACTATCATCTTTAACCTCGGGATTTACATTAACAGATAACGAGGTAGTAATTTGCGTATTATCATAAGAACCCGAGCTAATCTGTTTTTCGGGAAATAAAGCAAATGAATAGCAGTATAGCCCCGTTCTCGGTATATTCGTATGATATTTATGCGGCTCTATTTGATTATAATAAGTCGCATCATAATCCGCTCGCGTTATTTCTCTGTTCCATAATATTGATGCCCTATCTAATATTCCGAGCCCTTCGCTATATTCGTGAGACCCTGTGTAATTTGTATAATTATTGAAGTTTTTGATAGAATCGCTCCTTCGCGTGATCCATATAATCTCCTTGACATGATGATTGGCGTTTGTTATATCTATTAGCGTATGATTATCATTCAATGCAATCGCTTGCGTTTTCTTAACCGTATTAATAATATAATTAATCTGGTTAGTATTCAATAGCAAACTGCTTCTTTCGGTACTATCTAAATATACATAGGTACATAATAGCTCATTATTAACATCAAAATTGACATCGCTCGGCTTTACAAATGTAGCAATAGATATAGGTACTGTAGGGCGATGTGTCTCATTATACATTCGCGGGCTCACATAGGTATTCAATATATTACTCCATACCTGATATAATCCCTCAAATGCATTATCATTAATATAAATATCTAATTCAACTTCGTTATTCTCTAATTTTAATAAGGGAAGAGCCAGTGAGGGATTCTTGG